TCCTTTTATTCTTCAAGCAATTTATCTATTAAAGCTAATGCTGTCTTATAGTTATTATCATAGAACTGATTAAAAACTTCATTTAAGATTAAAGCTTTCTTTGCTTTCATATCTTGTGTTATTCCACCTATGATATTAAGCCAATCTGTGCCACATTCTTCTGATATTACTTCTTTACTATTAAAAGCTAATTCTGCTACTGATCCTTGTTCTTCTACTAACCAATTTAAGTATTTTCTAGCTTTTTCATAATCCTCTTTACCATTTTTTTTCTCTGCCCTAATTAAGTATTTGATAACATTTCCCTCTAAAAAGAAAGAAGTGCCTAAACCGAGTCTAGCTCTAATAATATCTATACTTTCAAAATTACAACCTGGTATTTTATAATGGCTTGGACTATTTACATTATCCACTTTCTTTTCCAAAGCTCCCATTAACTTATCTACCTTTTTTTCTGTATTTTCTTCTCCAATAATATCTATTACTTTTTTTAGCATTGTAGGAGTTTCTATATCTACACTTCCATTTTCTACAAGGGATAAAAATGACTGAGTTGCACCTATCTTTTGAGCAAAATCCTTTTGTGTTATTTTGTTCTTTTCTCTATATTCCTTAATTTTTTTTCCTATTTCCATAATTTTCCTCCTAATCTAAATTTATCAATGTACTAGCATTATTCCCTTGAACTTGTGGAAGTTTTCCATCCCATTTTTCAATGGACATTTTTCTTAAAAGTTGTGGAGTTAATGAATTACTTTCAACGGCATTAGCTTTAGCTTGTAATTCTTTTTCTTGTAAAGCATATTCTGCTAATCTTACCTTATTTTCTGCTTCTACTTTTAATTTTTCTTGTTCTGCTTTTGCTTTTTCTACTTCTTGTTCAGCAACTTTTTTACTTTCTATTGCTTTTTCATATTCATCACTAAAATCATGATTAACAATAGATACATTACTTACTGACATGCCATATTGAGAGAAATCATCCTTTAAATCTTCAAATATTAATCTTGATATTTCTGCTCTTTTACTTACAAACTCTTCAATAGTATATTTCGCTATCGTAGCCTGTATAATTTCTTTAACTCTTGGTCTAATAAATCTTTGTTCATGTTTATTATTAAAAGCTCTATATAATTTCTCTGGGTCTGTAATAGAAGCTTGGACTGTAAATTCTAACTTTATGCTTTGCATATCCTTTGTTGAAACTTCCATAGTCGTGTCCATCTCTTCTGTTCTTCCAAAAATATATGTTTTTTCTCTCGTTTCCATAAATGTTTTTCCCTGAACAAATGGGACTTTTAAGTGTAAACCTTCTGTCTCAACTCTTGTTATTTTTCCAAAAGTTGAAATAATAGCAACTTCTCCAGTGTCTACTGTATAGCAATTAATAAGGGCTAAAACAAGCAATAATCCAGCTACCCCTCCAAATACTCCCATTTTTACATATTTTTTAAATTCTTTTCTTTCATCTGTATAATACATTTTATCCTCCTAGTCTTTCATATAGTAGCTACCAGTAAATCCAGCAGCGTTTAATATTAATCCTTTGGCCCAACTTATTTCTTCTGTCATAGTTTTAATAACCTCATCTAGCTCAACTGACATTGGAACATCAAGTATTACCTCATCATGAACATGGAATACTATTGGCCAACCTTTATCTTTTATTCTTAAAAGCGTTTCTGTTAAGCAATCTCTCGCTATAGCTTGTACAATATTTTCTGTTAATTTTCCTCCATAAGTTGGGATAACTTCCCACTTCTTAGTTGTTTGGTTAATACCCATATAATGCATCTGCATTTGTCCAAACTGATTTTCTTTTAAAAATGGCTTTTTCTTTCTCCAATCATCTTTCACTTTTACCCAAAGTCCCAAATAGATTTTTTCTCCTAATAATTCTTCTATCTCTTTTCTAGCTTCTACACCTATTTCTTTTAACATCTTACCATTTTTTCCAATGATAATACCCTTTTGAGAATCTCTTTCAACATAGATATTTATATCAAATTTATCTTTTTTTCCTTCTTTTCTTTCTACATTTATTATTTCAACTGCGACAGAATGAGGAATTTCATCTCTTGTTTTTAATAAGATTTTTTCTCTAACTATCTCTGTTATTATTCTATAAGTGGACATATCTGTGTACATATCATCAGGATAATATTTAACTCCCTCTTCTAAATAAGGGTCTAATGCCTCTAATAATTGACTTATACCAAAAGAATACATACCAGAAGCAAAAATTATTTTATCAAATTTTCCTAATTTTTCTTCTATTTCTTTTAATTTTTCTTTCTTTTGCTCATCACTTATTAAATCAACCTTATTCACAAGTAGAATTTTAGGTTTCTTTTTAGCATTTTCATTAAT